TATCGGTGTTGGTGGTGCGGTGACAGGTAAAGGTGCTGACCTGCTGATTATTGACGACCCTCACTCGGAACAAGAGGGCCAGTCGGCAGACCCAGCGGTGTTTGACCGGACGTATGACTGGTACACATCCGGGCCTCGACAGCGTCTTCAGCCGGGGGGCGCTATCGTCATTGTGATGACCCGCTGGCACATGCGGGATTTGACCGGCAAGATTATTAAGTCTTCTGCTCAACGGGTGGGTTCCGATGAGTGGGAGGTCATAGAGTTTCCGGCCCTCATGCCGTCAGGGAAGCCCCTGTGGCCTGAGTTCTGGAGCCTAACGGAGCTTGAGGCTCTGCGGAGTGAACTGCCCTCCCCCAAGTGGAACGCGCAGTACCAGCAAAACCCAACGTCCGAAGAGGGCGCATTAATCAAGCGGGAATGGTGGAAGGTCTGGGAAAAAGACCGGCCCCCTCCGTGCGAGTTCGTGATCCAGTCATGGGACACGGCGTTTTTAAAAACCCAACGGGCGGACTATTCCGCCTGCACGACATGGGGCGTGTTCTACCATCCAGATGACGATGGCATATCGCAACCCAACATCATCCTGCTGGATGCTTACAAAGAACGTCTGGAGTTTCCTGAGCTAAAGAAAACGGCTTTTGAAATGTGGCAGGAGATGCAACCAGACGCATTTATAGTCGAAGGTAAAGCGGCGGGTATGCCGCTTATCTTTGAGCTACGGGCGATGGGGATTCCGGTTTCGGAATACACCCCCTCGCGTGGCAACGACAAGATAGCGAGGGTCAACGCTGTTGCTGACTTGTTTGCCTCTGGCAACGTATGGGCGCCAGAAACACGATTCGCTGAAGAGGTCATGGAGGAATTTGCCGCATTCCCTGCGGGGGAGCACGACGACCTTGTGGACTCTTCAACGCAAGCACTTCTCCGATTTAGGCAGGGCGGTTTTGTATCGCTCCGTACTGACGAGGAAGATGACTTTGACCCCCACGGGAGGGTGGCAAACTATTACTGACATCAATCGCTGGCACGGCTTTGTTGACAATCTGGAGCGCAAACTGCGCCCGATGTTCAGGCGGCACTCTAAACTGGGAGGCCCGGCCTACTTCGACAACAAAGATTTTCCGATTGCCCACAAGCTGGAAGAAAACTACTTCGTAATACGCGGAGAGTTTGATCAGGTGAGACAGCGGTTGCAGGACTTTCCGTTATTCCAAGATATAAGTCCCGAGCAGACCTATATATCGGATGACGATAAGTGGAGGATGTTCTTCCTCAAGGCGAACAATATACGCTTCGAAAGGAACTGCGAGATGTTCCCCAAGACGATGGCGGTTGTCGATAGCGACAAAAGCATCGTTTCGGCCTATTTCTCTATCCTCGACTCAAACAAAATGCTTGTACCCCATGAGGGGCCGTGGTCTGGGGTGCTGAGAATGCACCTTGGTGTAGATATACCCACAGACGGGAAGGGATGTGTACTGTCTGTGATGGGCAAGGAGTATCGCTGGAAGACCGGCAAGGTCGTCATATTCGACGATACCTACGAGCATTTTGCGATCAACCTGACGGACAACATCAGGGTGGTCTTGTTTATGGATTATCTTAGGCCACTACCGTTGCCTCTGCATTGGTTGAACAAGTTTTGCATCTACATAGGGCGATTCTTGCCGTATTACAAAGTACCGATCCAGCGGCATGAGGCGTGGGAACGGAGGTTTTACGGCGAAGATGGCATTCCTGCAAAGCAACATTCCGCACTTTAAGTGCTGGGTAAGACGTGAGTACACGCACAACCACCAGAAGTACCATGGTGAATTTCTACACGCGATGGCGATTGCCGTGACGACAATGCCGAATCGTTGCCTTAGCTTTCAGGTCATATTTACTGGCGCTGAGACCTATGACAACGACGAGCCCAATGTCCACGGAGGCGCTATGTGGGCAAGGATGCCAATCACGGCACTGGCCGGGGACACCCCTTTTGAGGAGTGGCCGGATCCAATGCCGGTGTATGCGGCTCAGCCTTGGGACTGCTCCTCGCGTGAGCACAGCGTTTACGTCCTAGACAGGGCAATGCCGTGTCCTTGGATCGCCAAGATAGACGGGGACTTCTACCCTGCTAAGTACATGTTCACAGTAGACTACACCGACAGCGAAATTGCGGATGACCCTGCTCAGCACAAGCAGAGCCATGTGATGGAGCTTCTCGATGCAGGCCCGTGGACAGGCAATATTGTGGCGCTACCTAACAACCGCGTGCGGGTGACACACCCAGCATGGTGGGCGACGGGAGAAGGCGCCCCGGATTTTAGGCCGTCTCAGCACATCCACTACTCCAAGTCGGATTTGGACTACACGCTGGACGTAAACAGAGTATTCGACAACCTATACGCAGGGAAAGGCAATGAAGAAGGCTAAAGGCTACATTCGCGGCGGAAAGATGCCGATGGTAAGAGACAAGGATGGCGAGGTGAAGCCAGCCTTTCTTGTTGACGGTAACGGCATGAAGATGGGTGGGATGACCGTGCCCAAGACCAAAGGCTACTTCAAGGGCGGCAAGGTCATGGAGGGTGCGTATGGCTCGCTGACTGGAACGCCAGTTCCCTACAGTCCACAGCCCGGTGGCGGGCGCGGCAGGGGCGGCAGGCGCCGAGGCGGAAAAGGCTAAGTGGCTATTGACCGTGTAGCAACGCCGTTTATGCCTCAGCAGAACGGCGAAGAGCTAGAGATCATCATCGAAAACCCCGACTCAGTCAGCTTACTTGACGATGACGGCGGGATGATCATTGACTTCGACCCGAACGCGCCGGAGTTGATGGGGGTCGAGCATGGCTCCAACCTAGCCGAATACATGGATGAGCGAGACTTAGCCAGTCTTGCCAGCGAACTGGTTGCTCAGTTTGATGCTGACCGGAACAGCAGAGCGGACTGGGAAGAGACCTATGTCCGTGGTCTTGACTTGTTAGGGCTAAAGTTTGAGGACAGGTCTACCCCTTGGGAAGGCGCCTGCGGTGTGTTTCACCCCATGCTTTCCGAGGCGGTTATCCGCTTCCAAGCCCAGACAATACAGGAGATTTATCCTGCAAGCGGGCCCGTAAAGACCACTATCGTTGGGAAAATCACCGACGACAAGACCAAGCAGGCTCACAGAGTACAGAACTACCTCAATTACCTGATTACTCAGCGCATGACTGAGTACAGGACAGAGACAGAGAAACTGCTGTTTTCTCTGCCAATCGCTGGATCAGCGTTCCGTAAGGTGTATTTCGACCCCAGCATGGGGCGCCCCTGCGCGATGTTTGTTCCCGCGGAAGACTTCGTGGTTAGCTATGGCGCGTCAGACTTGTCGACGTGCGAGCGAGCCACGCATGTGATGAAGAAGACCTCCAATGAGATCAGGAAGTTACAGGTTGCGGGCTTTTACAGCGATATTGACCTGCCACCGCCATCGCCTGATATCACTGAAATTCAGCAGAAATACGACAGGCTGACCGGAGCTTCTGACAATTACGAGTTTGATGACCGGCACACCCTGCTGGAAATGCACGCTGATATCGATCTGATTGGCTTTGAGGACAAAGAAGGCGGGGCGCCTACGGGCATTGCGTTGCCGTATGTCGTTACCATTGACAAGTCATCAAGAACAATTCTGTCGATTCGGCGCAACTGGTACGAAGGCGATCCCAAGAAGATGAAGCGGGATCACTACGTCCACTACCAGTATCTGCCCGGACTCGGCTTCTATGGCTTCGGCCTAGTACATATGATCGGCGGACTGTCTAAGTCGGCAACTTCGTTGCTGAGGCAGTTGGTAGACGCCGGAACGCTTGCCAACCTACCGGGAGGATTGAAATCTCGGGGACTCAGAATCAAGGGCGACGATACCCCGATCATGCCCGGAGAGTTCCGAGACGTAGACGTTCCGGGTGGCGCAATCCGCGACAACATCACGTTCTTGCCTTACAAGGAACCCAGCAACGTCTTATACCAGTTGCTCGGCGACATCGTGCAGGAAGGGCGTCGATTCGCATCAGCGGCGGATGTAAAAGCCTCAGACATCAATGGGGAAGCGCCGGTTGGCACCACGCTTGCTGTGCTTGAGCGGGAGATGAAGGTGATGAGCGCGGTCCAAGCCCGCGTCCACGCCGCCGTTTCAAAAGAACTCAAGATCCTGTCAGAGCTTGTTAGGGACTACGGCCCAGAAGTCTACCCCTACGAGGACGATGACGGTCAGGCGCTTCCTATGGACTTCGATAACCGGATCGACATTATTCCGGTTAGTGACCCGAACGCGGGCACCATGGCCCAGCGGATTATGCAGTATCAGGCGGCATTGCAGTTGGCGGCTCAGGCGCCTCAGATGTATGACATGCCGTTGCTTCATCGTCAGATGCTGGACGTTTTGGGTATTCAGGACGCGGACAAGATCGTACCGACAGAGAACGACCTCAAGCCGACAGATCCTGTTACAGAGAACATGAACATTATCACGGGCGAGCCGGTCAAGGCGTTTATCTACCAAGACCACGAAGCCCATATTCAGGTCCACATGGCCGCAATGAAAGACCCGCAGATTATTCAGATGGTCGGCAGGGCGCCGAACAAGCAGGCAATCGAGTCTGCAATGGCGGCTCATGTGGCGGAGCATGTTGCATTTGCCTACAGAGCCAAGATCGAGAAAGAACTGGGCGTGGAGCTTCCGGGCCCAGACGAAAAGCTACCGGAGGATATCGAACTCCGCATTTCAAGACTCGCGGCACCAGCCGCAGAGCAGGTTACCGGCAAGGCCCAGATGATGGCCCAAGCCGAGCAAAACGCCAAGCAGTCACAAGATCCTATTGTTCAGATGCAACAACGCGAGTTGGCGCTCAAAGAGCAACAGGCTATGGCTAAGGCGCAGACAGACATGGCTAAGGTCCAAGTCGACGCACAGAAGGCAGAAGCCAAGACCATGCTTGATCTGGAGAAACTGGATCAACAGGAACGCTTAGAAAGCGCAAAGATCGCCGCCAAGGTGGCGATGCAGGAAGGGAAAGAGGTCTCTCAGCAAGAGGTTGAGGGCTTCAAAGCCGGATTTAATCTTGTCAGGGACATCATAGACGACGATGAAACACGCAAGCAATAACCTGTTAAAGGCAGTCCAAGAGGAACTTCGCGTCCAAATGAACGAGGTTACCGACCACATCGCCATAGGCGGATGCAAGGACATGGAAGAATACTCTCGGAATGTGGGCATTATTCAAGGTCTTGCCCACGCCGAGCGCACGCTACTAGACCTAGATGAAAGGATGGAGCGCGAGTAATTCGTTACACAAGGTAACGCATGGTGACGCCAGACGCCGACTTCTGGTGCAGGAAGGACATTATGACTAAAGAAGACACTCAGACTGCAAAGCAGTTACCTGAGCCCAAAGGTTACAAATTACTCATCGCCCTCCCAGAACCGGATGAAATGACCGAGGGAGGCATCCTCAAGGCAAAAGAAACCATGCACATGGAGGAGATTGGCTCTGTTTGCGGGTTTGTCGTGAAGATGGGCGCGGACGCTTACAACGATGAAAAGCGATTCCCGAATGGCCCGTATTGCAATGAAGGCGACTGGGTGCTGATGCGCTCATATAGCGGGACGCGCTTCAAAGTTCACGGCAAAGAGTTTCGCCTGATCAATGACGACAGCGTTGAAGCGGTAGTTGAAGACCCGAGGGGGATTGTGAAGGTATGAGCGAAGAGCAGATGGAAGAGCAGGGAATGTCCTCAGAGGACAAGTTCTTTGGCGTCAAGGCGACGTTCGACAAGAAAGGCGCCGTTGCTGAGGATGTCGATGTTGAGGTTGTAGATGACCGGCCCCCAGAGGACAGGCGTCCTCCGGCAAAGGAGACCAAGGAGGAAGATTCCGGTGACGACGGGGAACTGGAGGGTTACTCCGACAAGGTTAAAAAACGCATCAATAAGCTACGTTACCAACAGCATGAAGAGCGTCGGCAACGTGAAGCCGCTGAAAAGATGCGCGAAGAAGCTGTCCGAGTTGCACAAAAGTATGCGGATGAGAACAAGAAGTATCATGCGATCATTCAGGAGGGCGAGCAGTATCTGGTTCATCAGATTAGAGAGCGAGCTAATCTTCAGCTTGAGCAAGCTAAAGCTCAGTATCGCCAAGCATACGAAGAAGGAAACACGGAGAAGGTTGTCGAAGCCCAAGAGGCTATGATGCGGGCTCAGGCCGAGTTTAGCTCTGCCGACCAGCAATTCAACCATATCAATCAGAATAGAGAGCAGTGGAAGCAGTGGCAACAGCAACAAGCTCGCATGCCGCAACAGCCACAGCCACAGCCACAGCCACGGCCACAGCAACCTCCTCAGCCTACCGAGAAGGCGGCTAAGTGGGCGCAGGAAAACCCGTGGTTTGGGCAGGAAAAAGATATGACCGCTCTGGCGTATGGCGTACATGAGCGGTTAATCAGGGATGAGGGTTACGACCCTAACTCTGACGAGTATTTTGAGGAAATTGATCGGACTATCCGAACCAAGTTCCCCGAATATTTTGGAGGGTCAGAAGTAGAGACGACCACCAAAAGTCCACCCGTGGTCACAGCGCCTTCCTCACGGAACAACGGCGCCAAGCCACGCAAGGTTAGGCTGACTCGCACTCAGCTAAGCCTAGCGAAAAAGCTAGGTATAACCCCTGAACAGTATGCCAACCAACTCATTAAGGAGTCTTAAAGATGGCAGAACAGCGCACAAAAAGGGACGCAGAGTCCAGAGAAGTTGAACAGCGTCCGTCCGATTCGTGGATTCCGGCCTCCGTATTGCCAAACCCCGCGCCTCAAGAAGGCTGGGTTTTCCGGTGGGTACGCACCAGCACATTGGGCCATGCGGACAACACGAATGTTTCTCAGAAGTTCCGAGAGGCATGGGTTCCTGTAAAGGCTGAAGATCACCCCGAGCTTGAGGTTATGTCGGACATTGATTCCCGGTTCAAGGGAAACATTGAAATCGGCGGTCTCCTGCTTTGCAAAGCCCCCGAGGCTAAAGTAAAGCAGAGAGAGGAGTACTTTGAGCGAATGGCGGCAAGCCAGATGGAGTCCGTGGACAACAACTTCTTAAAGCAAAACGATCCCCGAATGCCCGTTCTTAATCCTGAGCGGTCAACTCGGACTACCTTTGGTCGAAGTTGACTTCGGTTGGCCGGAGAGCTTCGATCTTAACTCTAGTTGTGGAGACTAAAGATGGCTACATCAGCTACTCCGATGGGTGCAGAACCCGTAGGCACGCTTAGTGCTTCTGGTTCCTTCACCGGAAAAGTCCGCCATATCAAGATTGCGTCTGGCTATGCCAGCAATGTCTTTTATGGCGATTTCGTCAAGCTGGTCGCGGCTGGTACGGTAGAGAAGGCGGCAGTTACGACTGCGGCTGTCGCAGGAACTGTCGGCATTTTTGTCGGCTGTGCCTATACCGACCCCGGCACCGGCCAGAAGACCTTCAACCAGTATTGGCCTACCGGCACGGTAGCGTCAGACGCTGTTGCTTACGTCGTTGACGATCCCAAGCTCCTGTTCCAAATGCAGGGTGACGGATCTATCGCTCAGACTGGTCTGGGTAACAACGTACAAGCTATCAGCACTGCTGGCTCAACTGCTATTGGCCGAAGCAAGAATGCTTTGGACGCTAGCTCAATCGCAACCACCAACACGTTCCCGCTTCGTATCATCGACTTTGTGGACGGTCCTAACAGTGCGGTAGGTGATTCGTTCACCGACTGCGTTGTAACGTACCTCCCCTTGAGTCATGCCTACGAAACGGCACTTGGCGTTTAAGGAGATTTAGGTAATGGCTATTTCACGCGCACAAATGCTGAAAGAACTGCTCCCCGGCCTTAACGCTTTGTTTGGGTTGGAGTACGAGCGGTACGATGACGAACACACGATGATTTACGAAACTGAATCATCTGAGCGTTCGTTTGAAGAAGAAGTGAAGTTGTCCGGCTTTGGTGCCGCACCAGTTAAAGCTGAAGGCGCGGCCATCAGCTATGACTCGGCGCAGGAGTCGTTCACTGCTCGCTATAACCACGAAACCATTGCCCTTGGCTTCTCCATCACTGAAGAAGCCATGGAAGATAACCTGTATGACTCTCTGTCTGCTCGTTACACCAAGGCGCTGGCTCGGGCTATGGCTCACACCAAGCAGGTCAAAGCGGCTAACCCGCTTAACGACGGCTTCACGTCTTACAACTCTGGTGACGGCGTAACGCTGTTCAGCACGGCTCACCCACTGGTAAACGGTGGCACTAACGCTAACCGTCCTACCGTTGCGGCTGATCTGAACGAAACCTCATTGGAAGATGCTGTGATTAACATCGCCGCATTCACCGATGAGCGTGGACTGCTGATCGCGGCCCGACCCCGTCGTTTGATCGTTCCACCCGCACTTCAGTTTGTAGCAACTCGTTTGCTTGAGACTGAAGGTCGAGTTGGCACGGCTGACAACGACATCAACGCCCTTCGCAACAACGGTTCGATCCCAGAAGGCTATTCTGTCAACCACTTCCTGACAGACACCAACGCCTTCTTCATCATTACCGATGTACCGAACGGAATGAAGCACTTCAACCGTACTGCGTTGGAGACTTCAATGGACGGCGACTTTGACACCGGCAATGTCCGGTACAAGGCTCGTGAGCGATACAGCTTCGGCGTATCCGATCCGCTGGGAATCTACGGCTCGCCCGGAACTTCCTAATAGTACGGGGGCTTCGGCCCCCTTTCTTTCCTGACTAATTGTTCCACATGGAACATTAGACACTAGCCAAGACAGGAGAACCTCATGGCCAACACTACTTTCAACGGACCCGTCCGCTCAGAGGGCGGCTTCAAGGAAATCACCAAGAATGCCACGACTGGCGCTGTTACTGAAAACATCTCCATCACTCACGATGGAACCAACAGCGTGGTCATTATCAAAGACCTGCCCACGTCTGACCCTAGCGTTGCCGGACAGCTTTGGAGCAATTCTGGCGTAGTCACCGTATCTGCCGGTTAATGAATAGGGGGCTAGCGCCCCCGTTATCTGGAGGAGAATATGGCTGACACAGTTACCAGTCAGACTATTGAAGACGGTCCCCGCACTGCAATCCTAGCATTCACAAACGTCAGCGATGGAACCGGCGAGTCCGCCGTGACCAAAATCGACGTGTCCGCTCTTTCAAACAACCCCGTTGATGATGGCGCATGCACCAGCGTAAACATTGAGCGCGTTTGGTACTCAACCATTGGCATGGGCGTTGAGATTTTGTTTGACGCAACGGCTGACGTTTTGGCGTGGGAGCTTCCTGCTGACTATTCAGACTCACTGGACTTTTCTTCTTTTACAGGCATCCGCAACAATGCTGGCGCCGGTAAGACGGGCGATATTAAGTTCACAACTGTAGGCCACACGCTGGGCGACTCTTACACAATCGTCCTGCAAGTGAAAAAGAACTACGGCTGATGAGACAGTACTACGCAAAGGGGGGCAAGACGAAATCCCGTGTCAATGAAGCTGGAAATTACACTAAGCCCTCCTTGCGTAAGCGCCTGTTCAATAAAATCAAGGCAGGCGGCAAGGGCGGTAAGCCCGGACAGTGGTCTGCTAGAAAAGCACAGATGCTCGCCAAACAATACAAAGATGCGGGCGGAGGCTACAAAGACTGATGGCGCTCAAAAAGCCACAAAAGTCCCTCAAGAAATGGACAAAACAGAAGTGGCGCACCAAGTCGGGCAAGCCCAGCACCCAAGGCTCGAAAGCAACGGGAGAAAGGTATTTGCCTGAAAAGGCGATTAAATCGCTATCCGACAAGGAATATGCCGCTACCACCCGCAAGAAGCGGGCGGACACCAAGAAGGGCAAACAGCATTCTAGCCAGCCCAAGAAGGTGTCTAAAAAGACAGCGAGGCACCGCAAGTAATGCGACTTTACTACAAGAAAGGTGGTCGCGTTGACAAGGGCGCGATGGCATGCAACAAGCCAAAGCGGACTCCGGGCCACTCTAAGAAATCGCACATCGTCAAGGCGTGCGAGGGCGGCAAGGAAAAGATTATTCGCTTTGGACAGCAAGGCGTAAAGACGAACCAGACGGTTGGTCAGCGCAAGGCGTTCAAGTCTCGTCATGCGAAGAATATCAAGCGCGGCAAGATGTCTGCGGCTTACTGGGCGGACAAGGTCAAGTGGAGCCCAAGCAAGACCAAGTCAAAGTCCACTAAGTGGAAGAAGGGTAGCTAGATGACCATTAGTAGGGCGCAGGCCGCACAGCAGACAAGGAACGCTCCGGCCTCTCGGAAGGTAGAGAAGGTCATGAAAGAGTTCAAGTCTGGCAAGCTCAAGTCTGGCGGCTCTGGTAAAAAAGTGACCAACAAAAAACAGGCTGTTGCTATCGCGCTGTCCGAAGCGGGATTGAGCAAGCCAAAGAAAGCGGCGCATGGCGGGCAAATGCCAAAGGCCAAGTGCCGGAACGGCATTGCTGTTCGGGGCAGGACTAGGGGAAGGATGGTCTGATGGCTACCAGCGGAACGACAAACTTCACGCTAGACCTTGCCGACATTTTTGAGGAAGCGTTTGAGCGTGCAGGATCTGAGCTACGAAGCGGCTATGACTACAAGACCGCCCGTAGGAGCTTGGATTTGCTCATGCTTGAGTGGCAGAACCGTGGTCTTAACTTGTGGACAGTAAGGGATGCAACCCAGACGCTGACCGCAGGCACAGCGTCGTATGACCTGACTTCGGAGAAGCAAGATATCATCGAGGGTCTGTTGCGTACCGACGCAGGGGACACCTCTAAGCAGTCCGACCTGACCATGCAGAGAATCTCGGTGAGCCAGTACGCGCACCAGACCAACAAGCTGACTCAGGGCAGGCCGCTACAGTATTACGTTGAGCGCAAGCCGACAGGGTTGACGATCCACTTCTGGCCCGTGCCAGACGCAACAACAACTTACACGTTTGCGTATTACTACTTAGATCGCATCGAGGACACTGGAAAGCCAGCGTCCAATAACATGGATGTGCCAGCCAGATACCTGCCTTGCATGGTTGCTGGGCTGGCGTATCAGATAGCCAGCAAAAAGCCAGAGTCTATGGGGATAGCCCCGGCCCTCAAAGAGGTCTATGAGGAGCAGTGGAATTTGGCGGCGGATGCCTCTAGGGAGAAAGCATCGCTTTACATGGCTCCCGGTGGATATAACAATTTATGAGTAGCTACGCCAAGGGCTCCAAGGCGTTTGGGTTTTGTGACCGGACTGGATTCCGTTACCCCCTGCGCGACTTGGTCAGACAGATTGAGGATGGCCGCTGGAACGGCCTGCTAGTTGGCAGGGACGTTGTTGATCAGGATCAGCCTCAACTAAAGCTGGGGGATGTCAATGCGAATGATCCGCAAGCTCTTCGGTTTCCGAGGCCTGATAACAGCCTCGACGAAAGCCGTGCGCTTTCTGCGTTCGATCCTGTCGGGGGAGGCAATACGGCGCTTGGAAGCCGAACTGTCGGCCTTGACATGGCGGGTGTTGTTGGGCGCGTAACGGTGGAGACATCCTGATGGCGTTTACTTACACCACGCTAAAGCAGGCCATACAGGACTACATGGAGTCCAATGAGACCAGCTTTGTAAACAACCTGCCGACCATTATTCAGCAGGCGGAAGACAAAATACTCAAGACCGTACAGTTGCCAGACTTCAGGAAAAACGTGTCCGGATCGGTGGCAAGCGGCAATCAGTATCTGGTTATGCCGTCAGATTTTCTGACCCCCTACTCGCTGGCTATAGACAACTCGGGCTTTGAGTATCTGATATTTAAAGACGTAAACTTTATACGTCAGGCGTATCCGCTGACGACAACGCAAGGGGCGCCCAAGTATTACGGCATATTTAGCCGCACCGCGTTTATCCTCGGCCCTACCCCAGACTCTGCATACGATGCAGAACTGCACTACTTCCACAAGCCAACTTCAATCACAGCGTCCGCTGACGGCACAAGTTGGCTAGGCACTAACGCCGAGTCCACACTGCTTTACGGATGTCTTGTCGAGGCATACACCTACCTCAAGGGCGACCCAGACCTAATGCAAACATACACGCAAAGGTATCTGGAGGCGCTGAGCAAGCTGGAGGAGTTGGGCGAAGGCTACAGCACAACAGACAGTTACCGTAGCGGAGAAGTAAGGAAGCCTAGGGCATGATTAGTGTTAGCACCACGATGGACGTGGGTAGCGTCCTTGTTGAGACAACGGACAGAAGGGGTTTTACCCCAGAAGAGATTGCCGAGAGATGCTTAAACAGGGTCGTCTCGGTTGCCGATACTGCGATGCCTGAGGTTCAGGCTCAAGCGCAGGCATTCAAGGATCAGATTAGGGCGGTCCTTGTTTTTTACATGAAAGAGGCCGCGAAAAGCGACCGAACCACTGTGTATAACGCCCTCTTGGATGCTGGGCAAAAAGACTTAGCCGAACTTATCAGGAGAATGTGATATGGCTTTTAGCGGAAACTACATGTGTACCTCATTCAAGCAAGAGTTGCTTGTAGGCTCACACAACTTCACTGCCGGCACCGGAGATACCTTCAAGCTGGCTATGTATGACAACAATGCGAGCTTTACGGCGTCTACCACTGACTACACCGCAACCAATGAGGTGAGCGGTACGGGATACACTGCGGGCGGCGGCACGCTGACCAATGTTACGCCTACCACGTCAGGAACAACGGCGCTGACTGACTTTGCCGACCTGACATTTAGCTCATCAACCATCACTGCTCGCGGCGCGTTGATCTACAACACGACTACTGGCGCCGGCACAGGCACGACTGACTCAGTCATTGTTCTGGACTTTGGCTCTGACAAGTCATCCAGCGCGGGCGACTTCACCATCGTGTTCCCTACTGCTGACGCATCTAACGCTATTATTCGGATTGCATAATCATGGCTCTGGTCGTTGCTGATCGCGTAAAAGAAACCACCACCACGACAGGCACGGGAGCGATTACGCTCGCCGGAGCAGAGGCGAATTTTATTGCGTTCTCAGCGGCCCTGTCAGATGGTGACACAACCTACTACGCCATTATCGATAATGTGAATCAAGCCTACGAAGTGGGCCTTGGCACATACACGGCGGGTGGGAACACGCTGGCCCGGACGACAGTGCTGGCCAGTTCAAATGGCGGATCTGCTGTTAACTTTTCAGCAGGAAGCAAAGATGTATTTATCAATTACCCTGCGGATAAGTCGGTATATCTGGACGACTCCAATCAACTTGTTATCAATAGCACGGCGGTTACCGCAACAGCCGCAGAGCTTAATTTTGTTGATGGCGTAACGTCCAACATTCAAACCCAGCTTGATGTAAAGGCAAGCACCGGAAAGGCCATCGCAATGGCCATTGTGTTCGGATAGGAGATAAATAATGGCCGCACCAAACATTGTAAACGTATCGACAATTACGGGTAAGTCGTTTTACCTCGCATTGTCCACTACAAGCGCAACAGAGCTTGTCAGTAATGCCGCTTCTAGCGGAAAGGTATTCAAGATCAACATGATCCAAGTGGCTAACGTCGATGGCGCTAACGCTTGCGACGTGACCGTGGATTATCACACTGCGGCGGCGGCTGGAGGAACGGCATACTCGCTGGTTTCTACCGTGTCCGTTCCAGCAGATGCTTCACTGGTTGTACTGGATAAAAACACCGCGATGTATCTTGAAGAAGACCGCTCTATCTCGGTCACGGCTGGCACTGCCAACGATCTTGAAGTTCTCGTTAGCTACGAAGAAATCAGCTAATAGGAGCCTTTCATGGCTACAAACGACGGCGGTTTTATTGGTCAGGACGGGCTAAACGCCCCAGACTCGCCTACTGGCGTGTCAGCTACGGCTGGTGATACCCAAGCGACCATATCGTTTACTGCGCCTTCTGATGTCGGCGGGTCGGCTATTACTGGCTACAGCGTACAGTCTAATAATGGCGATGGAACGTATTACACAAGTTACGACTTGGCGAGCGCCAGTTACGATAACAAAAGTTTTGACATAAGCGCCCAAGCGGCGGGCACAAATGCAATCAGAATGAAACCTGATGGGACGGTGTTGTTTGTTTTAAATGTTTCGGACGACACAATATATCAATACTCACTTTCTACGCCATATGACATAACAACAGCATCTTACGACTCAAAAAGTTTTGTGGTTACGAGCCAAGACACCACGCCCAGAGGACTAGAGGTTAAGCCAGACGGAACAAAGCTGTACATCGCTGGGGACGCTAATAACACAGTCTATGAATACGATTTAAGCACTGCGTGGGATGTTTCAACAACTTCCTATAGCTCAAATTCTTTCAGCGTAAACAGCCAAATATCAGCCACTGCTTTTGGTGCTGTGTCGTTTAAGAGCGATGGAACATCTTTTTACGCATTAGGCCAAAATGCGGGTGTTTATCAATATGATTTAAGCACCGCTTGGGATGTCTCGTCCGCTTCTTATGCGTCAAAAACGCTGACAACATCAAGCCAAGATAGCGCCATGCTAGATATGGAGTTTGCTACGGACGGCACAAAAGTTTACGTCAGCGGCAACAACACCGACAGTTTATATCAATATAACTTGTCAACAGCGTGGGATTTATCAACGGGATCCTTTTCTGGCACTTCTTTTTCTGTAGCAGGCCAAGATGATGCGCCTAACGGCATTGCGTTTAGTGATAGTGGCACAAGAATGTACATGGCGGGCACCACCAATGATGCAGTTTTCCAATACACAACTGGCCTTGATACTTACCCCGCCGCCTCACCCATCACAGTCACGGGCCTAACCAACGGCACCAGCTACACGTTTAATGTATGGGCAATCAATGCGTTTGGTTACTCTGCGCCGAGCGATGCGAGTGGGAGTGTGACGCCTTCCGTTCCACGGGCGCTAGTAATGGGAGGGCGTGGAAGCTCGCCATACAACGTCATCCAATATGTTGAGTTGGGTACTTCTGGAAATTTTACAGATTTTGGTGATTTAACCGCCAGCGCAGAGCAAGCAGGTTCAGTATCCAATGGGACTCGGGCCGTAGCTATTCACTCAGATGGAAGCTCTAACGTCATGGATTACGTCACTATTTCTTCTACAGGCAACGCTACAGACTTTGGGGATCAATCAACCAACTCAAATGGAGTTGTTGGAGCAACGTCTAATGATACAAGGGGTCTTTTTCATTCTGAGCATAACCCAGCAGATATAGATTTAGTTCAATACATCACAATAGCGACAACCGGAAACTCAGCCTCTTTTGGAAATTTATCGGTAGGTACATCAGATACGTCAGGCGCTTGCTCGTCGCCCACTAGGGCTTTATTTAGCGGCGGTAGAAACGGAGGCACTCTGTACAACAATATTGAGTATTTTACTATTGCATCGACAGGAAATGGCACAGACTTTGGTGATCTAACCGCCGCTCGTTATAACCTAGCCGGGCTGAGTTCTAATACAAGAGGGTGCTTTGGTGGTGGAGAAGGGACTGGCCCCACGTTCGGCATATACAACATTATTGATTACGTCACGATTGCTTCTACGGGAAATGCTACGGATTTTGGTGATTTGGTAGAGTTTTATGGGAAATACAACTCGGCAGGAACTTCTAACAAGGTAACCGGGATTTTTGCTGGTGGTCAGGGAAGCGGGGTTGTTTATGATTCAGTAGACAAAATTACAATCGCTTCCACAGGAAACGCTACCGATTTTGGTGATTTAACTGCAACCTTTGAGGGGTCTGGAGCAACATCTGCGGCTCATGGAGGGCTTTCTTAATGCCAAATTATCAAGGCGTTTGGTCGCTCTCCGCGCAGTATCAGAACAGCACCGGGTGGCCTAGTCCGCCGCTTGCTGGAGATATTGCAATTAATCAATCGGGGACTAGCGCTAGTGAAACCGTAAGCAGTCTACAGATGGGATTTGTTGTCATTACCACAACGGGAAATGGTAGCGATTTCGGAGATTCTACAGCGGCAAATGTTTACTCCGCAGGTATGTCATCATCGACTCGCGGGGTTTTTGCTTACGGGATAGAGACAGGAAACGCTTCAAGTAATCGCATGGATTTTGTGACCATGCGAACTTTGGGCAACGCTACGGATTTTGGTGATGCAATAGCTACCGGCCTTAAAAGTGATAGCGGCTTATCGAATGAAACTCGCGGCGTAATGAAGGACGCTACTAGCGGCAACACGATCAGTTATATCACGATTGCAACCACGGGAAATGCAAGTGATTTTGGCGATTTAACATTTTCTCGCTGGAGTTTAGGGGCGTGTTCTTCCACCACTAGGGGCGTTTTTGGGGGCGGCACAGACGGCACACGCCAAAATATCATTGACTACATCACGATTGCATCCACGGGGAATGCGACAGATTTTGGCGATTTAACACAGGTGCAATCCGACCTTGCTGGTCTGTCGAGCAACACAAGAGGAATTTTTGCGGGAGGCGTAAGCTCTGGCTTAACAAATGTCATTCAGTACATCACCATTGCGTCTACTGGCAATGCAAGCGACTTCGGTGATTTGACAACCTCAAAGCAGTATTGCACAGGCACTAGCAATGCGACTCGCGGCTTAATCTACCTTGGAGACGGCGCAAGCAATGTGGATTACATCACTATTGCTTCTACCGGAAACGGAACGGACTTTGGCGACACGCTTTCTGCGGGCGGAAGTGGCAAGGGCGTTGTCTCTACTGCCCACGGGGGGCTGTCCTAATGTCCAAGCGTTACCAAGGCAACATTATTACTGACTCTCCTGTTGAGCCGGGCGGAAACTTTGAAGACTCTGCCGCAAGCGGCGTTTGGTCTTTGGCAGAGCAGAATACCTTCAAGGGGGCAGATAATTGGCCCATTCCGGGAAACATTGCGACGATTGGCTTGTTTATGGGGTCTACCTCAACTTACAACGTCATTGATAAAATTATATTTACCACGCTGGGCAATCCCACAGACGTAGGCGACTTGAGTGCCTACAAGCTAAGGGGGGCGGCGGTAGGTTCGACCACTCGCGCTGTTCATGCGGGGGGTTTCGATTCTGTCGCCGAGAGTAGGTCAAATGTAATTGACTACGTCACTTTTTCAAGTTTAGGCAACGCCACGGACTTTGGGGATTTAACAGCGTCTCGCAGTGATGTTACCTCTATGGGCAATGCAACGAGGGGCGTTTGGGCGGGCGGCACAGAGCCCGGAGGTTCTTCTCAGTCAAATGTCATGGACTATGTAACTATTGCTTCCACAGGTAACGCAACTGACTTTGGAGACATGACTCAAGCCACATCAAACTTTGGCGGATTTGCCTCTCCAACGAGAGGCGTCTATGGTTCAGGCACTGGCGGTGGAGTAAAAACAAATGTCATTGCGTATATCACTATAGCTTCTACGGGCAACGCCACGGACTTTGGGGATAAAACAAACACCGTATATGGTGCTAATGGCGCATCTTCAGACACTAGAGGGCTTTTTGCGGGCGGGAATACTACGACGAACGTAATTGACTATGTGACGATTGCCTCAACGGGCAACGCTACGGACTTTGGGGATTTGACTGCGGCCAGATACGACGGGTCAAACGGAGCGTCTAACAATACGCGGGCTGTGTGGGCTGGCGGGTCTGGCGGCGGTCAGGATGTGGTTGATTATGTAACGATAGCAACAACTGGCAACGCCGCAAGTTTTGGCACTCTAGCCGGTAATCGCGTACTGGCAGGAACGTCTAATTCGCACGGAGGTCTTCAGTAGTGTTAAAAGTAAAAGAAAAAAAAGAGCTAGTCGCGCAGGACATTAACATCCACCTACCTGCGGCAAAGCCAGAATACAAGTCCATGCTGGCTAACATACAGGAAAAGGCTCCTGCGATAGCGCAGGCGTCCAGCAACTTCTACAAGTCGCACTCACAAATGATGAGCGTGACGCTGGATGTAACAGCCATTACCCCGATCCGCTCTGTAAAGCACAGCTTGGCGGAGATTGAAAAGACCAAGGCGGCTTTGCAGGAAGGCTACTTCCGCATGAAAAAGGATGAGGTCAAGCTCAAAAAGATTGAGCGCAAGATCACTCAGGAAGAGGATCATTTGGAGCGCGAACTGCTTGAAATTAAGCGCGATGAGTTGATTGCTAAGGCTGAGTCATCACGGGGTTATGTGGAGGGTGCAATTCGCAAGCTGAATTTCTTTACCAACCAGTATGACAGCCTGATGGAAAAGCTGGGCAAGGACACCCTGACCGAAGAGGATTACGAAGAGGAAGAGATCAAGTACCACATTATGACGTGCATGAAGCAGGCGCTAAATGCCGCTAGAAGTCGTAATGGCATGATTGACGAAGGCAACTTGATCTACATATTCGATCTGGGCATTAACGCCGCCCAAGCGCAAGCCGAGGTGTTTTCATACCTTCAATGGGAAAACGAACTGGTCAAGCAGGGTAAAGCGCCAGAGCATCATCACACGGTGCAATGGCTAGAGGGGTGTGCTGAAAAATGGAAGCACTGCCCAACGGATTTTGCTGACAGCCGAGGCTTCCAAATAATGGACAGAACCTCATTAACAAACACGCCGCTATTAAAGGACGCTAGTGATGCCGCATAAAGTAGTGAAGTACACGCTCACCGAGAGCGGGACGATTCCGACATTTTTGAAGTTTGGTGTGCCACAAGGCACAGGCGGGATGTATGCCGTGCCATCGCTTACACGAAACAGCCCACAAGATTGGATAATGATTGGAATTTCTGATGATGGTGCAGACATTTCGGACGCTATTGAGGAAGTTGCCTCGCAAGCAGACTTGGAAACATACTTGTCTACTCAAGCCACTGCAAATAGCTGGACAGATCCAGACCCCAATGACCCAGACGCAACAGTGGCGTTTGACGCGGCGGCTCATGCACAAAGAGTTTGGGATGATCTGACCGCGCTAAATGGCGGTTAATTGAGCAACTAATGAATGGACCCTTTGAGCTTGGTAGCAATGGCCTCGACCACATTCAAGGGGTTGCAGGTACTGGTCAGTAAAGGGGCCGAAATAGAGCATGTGGCTCAGAAGCTGGGCCACTGGTACACGCTGGTATCTGACATTAATCAGGCCGAGCGCGAAGCGGAAAATCCGCCTCTCTTCAAGAAAATGTTTGACGGCTCTTCTGTCGAGGAGCAGGCGTTAAATGCTGTTATTGCCAAGAAGAAAATAGAAGAGCAGAACAGGCAAATCCGCGAACTGATCATGTACGCATACGGCGAAGAAACCTATCGCGAAATGCTACAGATGCGTAAGGACATCAGGGCCAAGCGGGAAAAAATGATTTACAAACAGCGGCGTAGACAGCGTCGCATGCTTGACGTGTCAGCATTAGTGATGGCGCTTATTTTTTCTGGCGGCGTCATTTATTTCACACTCAACCTTATTCAATCACTGAGGAGCGCGTAATGCGTAAGCTACTTGCACTTGGAGGTGGTAATGGATCAGGGCATGATTAACACAATTATCACCCTTGCTGGCGGTGTTTTTGGCTGGTTGCTCAAGACGCTATGGGACTCTGTGCGTATGCTGGAAAGGACAGACGACATGATCATCGAAAAGGTCAACAGGGTTGAAGTCTTGGTCGCTGGGGAATATGTCCGCCGCGAAGAGTTTCAAGATGGCATTCAGCGCCTTTTTAGCAAGCTGGACCAGATAGAGGCCAAGATCGACCAAAAGGCGGACAAGTAATAAGCCATGCTCGGGTCTCGTAGCTTTTCGGCATCGGCATTCAGCGAAAGCCCAGATGGCCCAGTAGGCGTTCAAGGCGTTTCCGCAACAGGCGCCGTTGATTCGGTGACCGTTACTGGCGATGCTGTCGTTTCGGTCACCGGGGTTGAGGCCACTGGTGGTGTTGGCACAGCAACGGCCCAGTTTCCTGTTGGTGTAGCGGTTACGGGCATATCTGGCACAGCGT